CTTATCTCCAAAATCCATCATCTGGTGCAAGTTCAACTGCTGAAAGAAGAACATTAACTTGGTCAATATGGTTTAAAAGATCAAAATTAGGTGCCGATCAATATTTGGCTTCTGGAAGATATAATTCTAGTTATTATATTGGAATATTATTTAACTCTAGTGATCAATTAAGAGTTTTTCAAAATGCTAGTGGTACCAGTATGGATTTAAAAACAAATAGAGTATTTAGAGATGTTTCAGCTTGGTATCATATTGTGGTTGCGTTTGATACAACACAAAGCACAAGTAGTAACAGAGTAAAAATTTATGTGAATGGCACACAAGAAACTTCATTTGCTACCGAAACATATCCTAATCAAAATTTAGCTACTTATTTCGGAATGACAAGTGGAACTGATGGTTATCCAACCTATATAGGTAGCGATACATCAAATCATTTTAGTGGGTATATGGCAGAGGTTGTAGAAATAGGTGGATCACAATTAAATGCAAATTCATTTGGAGAGTTTGATTCGGACACTCCAACAATATGGAAACCAAAAGATTTATCGGATTTAAGTTTTGGCTCAACTGCTGGTACAAATGTTTATTTAGATTTTGAAGATAGTTCAGATTTAGGAAATGATATATCAGGGGGTAATAATGATTATAGTTTGAATAGTATTGCTTCAACAGATCAATCTACTGATACTTGCACAAATAATTTTGCAACATTTAATTCACTATTACCAAATTTATCATCTATAACTTATTCAGAGGGAAATTTAAAAGCAAATGCAACTGCATGGAGAGGTATCGCTGGAACAATTTTAGTTAATACAGGAAAATGGTATGCAGAATTTGAATGGGATGCAGGTTCTTATATGATGATTGGAATTGTTGGTGAAGATGATATGAATAATAATGCAGATCATTATGGAGAAAGAGCAACAGGTTATCAATATTATGGTGCAAATGGTCAAATAAGAAATGATGGTAATACAGTTGCAACATATTCAAGTTATAGTACAGGAGATATTATTGGCGTATGTTTAGATTGCGATAATAATAAAGTCTATTGGAGTAAAAATGGAACATGGCAAAATTCTGCTGACCCATCAGCAGGATCAAATGGATATTCAATAACTGCTAATAAATATTACACTTTTGCTTGTAGTTTAGGTGGCACTGCAATTGCAAATTTTGGTAGTCCAACAACCTCTATTTCATCAAGTAATTCTGATCCAAATGGATATGGTAATTTTGAATATGGAACAGAAAATTTTTACACACTTAACACAAAAAACCTAGCGGAGTTTGGATAATGGCTTATACGACTATAGATAATTCTGAATTGCATTTTCAAACAAAGTTATTAGATGGGAATAGTGGCACAAATGCTGTTACATTAGATGGCTCTGAAAATATGCAACCAGATTGGGTTTGGAGTAAATATCGAAGTGGTACAGAAAATCATGTTCTTGTTGATAGTGTTAGAGGAGATAAAGCGATACGTATTAATTCCGCTTCTGATGCTGAATACACCACAGGAGTAAGTTGGCAGTTTGATACAGATGGTTTCACAATGACAGGAACAACAGGAGAGTTAAATTACTCAGGTCGTGATTATGTATCATGGTGCTGGAGAGCTCCAACATCGTTTAGTAATGATGCGAGCGCAACGGGAGTTGGAACTATAGATAGTTCTGGAAAAACAGGTTCTGGTCTGGCTATAATATCATACACGGGGACAGGAAGTTCGGGCACAGTAGCCCACGGATTAGGCACGACACCATCTATGGTTTGGATTTTTAATAGAACCGATGGTGGTAATGGCCACATTTTTCATAAAGCACTTGGCTCAACACAATATTTATTACATGCATCAACACTTGCGGTTCAAACTTATTCTCCAGTTGGAATAGGATCATTAACGTCTACAACTTTTAGCGTAGGAACAGTTAGTGGTGTAAATGGTAGTGGTAAAAATTATATAGCTTATGTTTTTTCTGATGTTCAAGGACTTAGTAAGGTAGGATCCTATACGGGTAACGGCAATTCCGACGGCCCTATGATCTATCTCGGCTTTAAGCCCGCCGTCGTTTATAGAAAAATATATAGTGGTGCCGATTCTCACTTTATAATTGACAACAAAAGATTAGGTCGTAATCCTGATCAAGCTTATTTATTTCCTAATGCAACTCAAGCAGAAAGTGATATTGAAAGAGTTGATTTTTTATCTAATGGATTTAAAATAAGAACAACAGACGGTGGGGATAATGGATCAGGTGGAACATACATTTATTATGCAGTGGCAGAATCCCCATTTACTAACTCTTCTGGTGTTCCAAATAATGCGAGGTAGTTATGTTACAAAAAATAGGATTTGCACCTGGGATAAATAAACAAATTACAGCAACGACTGCAGAGAGTCAGTGGATTGATTGTGATAATGTGCGTTTTAGATATGGCACACCTGAAAAAATAGGTGGTTGGAAACAATTAGGTGAAAGTAATTTAACAGGTGCAGGACGTGGTTTACATCACTTTGTAAATAGTCTTGGTAGAAAATACGCGATCATAGGGACAAACAGAATTTTGTATGCATACTCAGGTGGTGTGTTTTACGACATACACCCTATTAAATCTACAACAACTCTTACTAGTGCATTTACCACGACCAACGGGTCAACATCTGTCACAATAACTTTTAGTGGAGATCATGGTATATCTGCACAAGATATAGTTTTATTAGATAATTTTTCCACGATAACAAATTCTAATTTTTCATCTACAGATTTTGATAACAAAAAATTTATGGTGACAACAGTTCCTAATGCTACAACTATTACAGTTACGATGCCATCAGCAGAGTCAGGATCTGGTGCAACGACATCAGGTGGTATAAGAGTGCAACACTATTACCCTGTAGGACCAGCAGTTCAAGCAAAAGGTTTTGGTTGGTCTCTTGGAACTTGGGGTGGTGAAGAAGTAGGAGCTTTTACCACAACACTATCAGGAGCGATTAATTCATCTGCAACTACTGGTATTACGTTAGCAGATCCTTCACAGTTTCCAGACTCTGGTACA